GCGCCCAACAAGTTCGCTGGCGACACCGTCGCGTGGACGACCGTGATGAAGTGGATCGGCAACATGCCGTCCCAGATCACCGTCCGCATGGGCGCCTATGCGCCGCCCGCCCCCAAGGTGTACACGCAGGCCGAGATGGATGCGGTGACCAAGCAACTAGCAACCTGCAAGTCCGATCTTGCCAAGTCCCAGGCTGAAGTTGTTGCATGCAAAGCAGCCAACGTGACTGCTAGCAACGTAGGCTACAACAGCGGACTAGCGGCGGCAGCTGTGGCTGTAAGTGCGGTACCCAGAAAGTGAGATGGAATGCAGACAGATCAAGTAAAGCTAATAGCAGCTACGATCACGGCGATGATCCTCGCCATCGGTGGTCCTATTCTCCTAGTATGGGTGTTCCTCCAGCCCGACATGGGTGATAAGGCTGGACTGACTGCCCTCCTAGGTGGATTCAGCACCTTCGGTATCCAGTTCCTCTTCGGTCAGGAACAGCGCGTCGGTGCAGTCCGAGCGTTCGAACGTGGACTCAACACACCTACTCCAGGCGGTAACTGATTGCGAGATCTAGGCCTCTGAGATCTCGTCAATCCGATCGAGCTCGGCTACTGCCTGCTCGACCGTATAGATCAAGGTGGCGATGCCGCCCGCCGCCTTGATCTTCCCCATCTGGAATGCCTGTAGTTTAGTTGGCCGACCAGTGGCATCTCGTTTCACTTCGAAGGCAACGAACAGACCTCGGTAACAACCCAGGATGTCCGGAATGCCGGCGATTTGAAACGGGGAACCATGGATCTTTATCCAGAAACCGCCCCTCGATTTGAGGTAGACCATGATCTTGGCAACTACCTTAGTTTCGAGGGGCGGTTTCTGTGTGTTCATCTAGATATCATCCAAATCCAGTTCTTCCGTGGTCTCCTCGTCATCATCGTCCGAAGTCTCTTCGGTCTCAGCTTCCGCTGTCGCCTCATAGGCTTCCTTCTTGAAGGTGGCCGCGATCTTCGACTTCACCTTCCCGTTGTACTCATCATCCTCGAGGGTAGCGCCACAGACGCGGCCCGACTTGGCGATCTCGGCCAGCGGAAGTCCAACGGCCTTCTTCGGGACGGTGATACCCATATCATCCAGGAGATTGCGAAGGCTCCAGAGATTCTCAGGCTTGAGGCTCGTGACGGTGTAGATGCTTCCAGCATTCTTGTACTTCTCAGGGGCGGCGATAGTGAAGCGCCAGTTGAGGTACTTAGAACTCTCATCGTCCTTCTTGGCCTTGAGTTCTACGCCCGCGATCTTCAGGAGGTAATCTCCTTCAGGAACGTGGGCTGACCGGCCACCCTCACGACGGTCTTCGACCTGTGAGAAGTCAACTGTCAGCTTGGTCGGTGTCGGCATTGCTCTTTTCTCCATAGATTCGATCCAGGAAACCCTGGAGTGCATTGGTCTTTGGAATGATCTCGATCTGCTTCAGCTCCTCGAAGCGATTTCCTGATACGTATTTCGGGAAAGTGCCGAGGAGCATTCGGCGTTCCATGATCTTTCTCGTAACCCCCTTGACCTCCTTCTCTGTTTCTCTGACGTAGATTCGGCCGATGACGTTCGTGGAAGACAGCAAGACTGATCGCGGTGACGGTGAGAGCTCGGGATGAGTCTCAATCAGTGTGTTGCCCTCTTCATCATCGTCTGTGGAAGTCTTCTCCTGGGCATTGAAGAGGATATGGTAGGGCAGGTTACGGAACTTGATAATGGCATCCTTGAGCATCTCCCCCAGTTTGAGATAACTCCGCCGATCTGGCGTCAGAGGATCCTTCGTCATGTCCCGATCTGCGTCGTCCTTGAGAACCCATTTCATACCCACAGAGGCGAGCATTGTAATCGTATCAATGACGATTACCTTGTACTCGTGCTTCCCTCCCCGTAGATACCAGTAGATGGGATCTAGATCTTCCCATCTAGATAGCTCGTAAACATCTACGTTGGTCTGCTTACGAACACTAGCGAAGCCTTTCTCATTGCAGTCAATGATCAAGGTCTTGAGATCAGAAGAACAAGCAAAGACGGTCTTCCCAACCTTGTTGCGCCCATAGAGGCACATCTTGAGGTATGGTTCAACTTCACTTACGCTTTGGATCTTAGCCTCAGCAGCGGAGGCCGACTCATCCCTCTTCGTCCTCGTCGGCTTCGGTGTCGTCGGTACTAGGGTTACTGACATAGTCTTCTTCCTCGATATTGAACTGGGCAGTCCTCATGAACTCAGTATTGAATCCATTGAGTTCTGATCTACAGAGTTCGTGGTAGGAACATCTAACGCAATCTCGAGAGATACTCCTAGTGAAACGTTTTGTAGAATCAATCCGCTTGACGACTGAGAGTACATCCAAGAGGATTTCATTGGTAACATACTGCTCGCGTGGCAGCTTGTAACGTCGGAGGAATTCCGACTTCGTCTGCATCGGTCGCAATATATCAGCAAAGTCGTTAGGGTTGTATCCATTCGTCTTCAAGAATCTGAAAAGGGTAGGGTAGTCAGTACTGATCTTCCGTCTGCTAAGTGAGCCATCCTTATTGATCTGAGGGATCGAAGGGGCTTTGCTACGGACGTAGTTGTAGTAGACTCCCGCGATATCAATTCCATACTGAATCTTGGCAGCCCAGGGATACAGCATGAGCTGTGGATCCATCCCATGGAACGAGGTCGGCTGCGGAATGGTGCTCGCTGTCTTATGATCCCAAAGCCACAGGAGGCCATCCTCGTCTTCCATGATAAGGTCCAATCGACCCTTGAAGACGAAGTACTTCCCATCAACCTTGAGTGGAGTTTCAACTTCCAGGATTTGCTCTACCATGTACGGCTTGAACGTGTCATCCCGGTAGTACCAGAGATACGACTTCATGATACGTTCTACGAGCTGCGGCAAGGGGATTCCCGACTTCCCCCGCCCATTGCTCAGAGCTTGACGTTCCTCTTCAAACAGTTTGTTCCATTCCGCAACGTACTGCTTATGGCCGATCGTCCAGTCCCCATCCCGGTAGTGAGTTTCCAGGCAGGCGTGCACCCATGACCCGAGGAATAGAGGGCGCACCTTCCGCTTGGGAACTAGGTGCTGGATGAACTTGTACTCATACTCTTTCGGACAACGATTGAAGGATTTGATCCGGGACTGGTTGAAGGAGACCCTTTCCAATCCCTCATGTGTGACGGGCATATTACTATTATATTATATCTTAGAACTCTTGTCAATAGGCAAGTTCTTCATTTTATCCTCTTCCTCCTCTAGGATGCAGATGTAGATCAAGGCATATACTGCCATATCAAAGGCCGAATCTCGCCGTGACTCACCAACCTGATCGTTGGCTGGATCACGAGTGAGGGCTTGTAGGCGCGAGAACTTATCAGAAATTCGGACCAGAACTCCACTTGATGGTGTAATTCCAAATCCTTCAGAATGACGGAAGTTGGCCCAGGGATCTGGATTATTGTTACCCGCATAGCCAGCATTCTTCTTCAGGAACAATGACTTGATATCATCTGTGAGTTCAACGAATCTTTCTCTACCGTCAATGTTCAATCGTTTTCTCCCCAATGTTGTGAAACTGTGACATCCGCCCCGATCGGAATCGTAATATCATACCCGAAGAGTTGCTTGGTAGGCAAGTTCTCCATGGTATCTTTCACGAGCTTTGCAACTTCTTCGGCGTCGGCTTCTCGTGCTTCGAGCATAATGGAATCGTGCACATTCCCGATGATCCCGGCTTTTCGTGGGTCAAGCTTCTCATGGATTCGTACCATTGCAAGAACCGTAAGGTCGCTGGCGAAGCCTTGTACCGGTGAATTGATGGCTTCTCGTTCGGCTTCAGCTTGAACTCCTTCGTCGGTTGAGAGGATAGTGGGAAGATGCCTCACCCGCCCTGTGGGGGATTTGACGTAACCCAAGTTTCTAACGAGTCTTCTTTGACGATCATGCCACGGCCCAAGTCCCGTGTACTGGGCGAAGAAGGCCATTCGGTATGCTTTCGCTTCTTCGTCTGAAACTTGTACCCCATAGTTCTGGTCGGCGTAGACCTTAAACTTCTTCCACCACATGCCATACAAGAAGCCGAAGTTGACCGACTTCGCAAGTTTCCTTTCTTCTTTGGTGATTTGACTTCTCGGTTTACCGAGGATTCTCTCCGCCATTTCAAAGTGCGGATCACCGCCTTCCTTGAACGTTTTCGTGAGCGCTTTGTCCCCGGAAAACATAGCAGCAATTCGGAGCTCGACTTGAGAAAAGTCAGCCTCAATGAACTTCCATCCTGGTCGGGCGCCGATGATAGATCGAATGTATACGTTTCGCGGCACCTGTTGCATGTCAGAAGATAACCGCCCGGTGACGGTTCCCGAAAGGTTGTAAGAACTATAAAGTCGTGGCTTGCGAGCAGTTCCAACTCTAATGAGCCAGTTACGAGTGTATGTGGATTCATATTTCTCCCACTTGCGAAGTTCCATAAGAAGGTCCATCGCTGGATGCTTCTTCCTCAACTGGAGAAGAGCGGCCTCGGCTGTGGACGGTTTACCCTTGGGTGTGAATAGTGGAATCTCCAGTCCCAAGTGTTCGTAGAAAAACCATCCAAGTTGTAACGTGGACCGAGTATTGAAGCCAGCTCTTTTCTCAGCAGGAACGAAGCTTAAGAACTCAGTCTGGCACCGAAGAATATTTTCTTTGATTTCTTTATGCCTAGCGCGAAGCCGGTCCATGTCCAGCGGGAACCCACGTTCCTCGATCTCTGTGAAGGCCCTGAGAGCTGGCATCGTCAACTTGGTGTAGAGCCTCGCCAGTCCCGGTTGCTTCTTCAGTTCTTCCCCGAACAGGTGATACAGTCGAAGTGTGTAATCAGCATCCTTGCCGTTATAGATGGCGAGCTTGTTGAGCCCGGTGGCGGAGCCCGAGAAGTTTACCCCCGCCTCGTATTCATCGGCTCCAAGGTAAGTTCTTGCAAGCGACTTGAGGCGCAGTGGTCGGTTCTCATCAAGGAGATGTGCCATGAGCATAGTATCGAAGTGGATGTATACCGGCACGCCTTTCGCCCTGAGCCACTTAGCATCGAACTTGGCGTTGTGTCCACCCAGTTTCTTCCCAGCGAGTGCCACAGCCAGGGCTTGATATACTCGTTCAACGGGGATGTCCCATTCAACTGCGGGATGTTCTGGTGCGACGACAAAGGATCGGCCCTCTTCCCATGAGAACGCCACCGTGTGAATAACTCCATCTGGCGCCCACGGTTGAAGTCCGCCTTCATCGCGATCTCCTTTAGAACCAGTCTCCACATCGAATGCAATGGGCTTATCCACAGACGCGAGCATCTCGCAAAGGCGAGCCAGTCCCTTTGCCGATCTAATTAGTGCGGTTTTAGTTTCAAGGCGGGAATCTGTCCCACGCACGAGGCGGACAAAGGACAGTAGGTCGGCCCTGAAGATGCCTGCGTGCGCGGGATTACGCAGGACGGCGGCCGGATGGACGGTCGCAAAGGCCGTTCGTCCACCCACCATCGTTGTAGTCCCATGCTTAGTCATGATCCCTGTCTTCCCGGTTACCGCTTGGAGCGCGGCATTTCCAAGAAGAAGGATGTATCTAGGCTGTACGATTTCCAACTCACGGTCGAGGTAAGTGCGGCAAGCCTTGAGCTCGGATTTGGTCGGAGTACGATTATCTGGCGGTCTACAACGAACTGAGTTCGTGATATAGACGGATTCACGAGGTAGACCAACCTCCTTGAGAATTCGATCCAGATACTGCCCTGCCACTCCCGAAAACGGCCGCTCAATGTCATCTTCACGTGCGCCTGGTGCCTCCCCGATAATCATCACATCGTTGGGTACTGGCCCATCACCGAGCAGACAGACCGTCTTCGCTTCCTTGTGGAGGGAACAGAGCGTGCAATCCTGATTACGGACAGGAACCCAGACCTTCTCGCGGGCCTGTGGGTTCAGCATTGGTCTACCTGGATCCCGACGGAACGAAGGAGTGCAATGCCTGTTGTATCTCGGTACTCTTGTTCATAAGCGACTCGCGTAATGCCGGCATTAGCAATAAGCTTTGCGCATTCTCGACAAGGAGAGTGAGTACAGAATAGCTCAGCGCCTCGGGTGGCAATTCCGTTAGCAGCCGCGAAGGCAATCGCATTTGACTCCGCATGGACAGTTCTAATGCAACCGTTATGTGTTCCGAGCTCGCAACCGACAGATGTACAGTGGGATGCACCTCTTGGAGCTCCCACATAACCAGTTGAGATAATTCTCCCCTCCAGAGCGATAACTGCTCCGACGCTTGCTCGGAGGCAAGTACCCCTTTGACTGATAACGGCAGCGATCCGTAGCATGATCTCATCTAAGCTCGGCCTCTCTGAGATATCCAATTGCTTTCTTAGCGAACCTTGAACATGTTCTTGGTCATGATCTCCTTCGCCTCCCGATCGATTTTCCCTTTCTCTACTGAGAAGATATGAAGCGATGAGATGTGCATCACGAGCTTCATCGGGAGGACTTCCGGAATTTGATCCGCCACCCATTGTGCCAACCTTCCTGCCATGTAGACATCATCACGGAAGTGACGATAGAAGTCACATGAACGAATGTAGTAGACGATCTTGAGTTGGTTATTGCGGATGAGAAAGTGATACCCTAGGGTACAAGGAACACGCTCTCCCCGCCGTGACGCGGCCAGATCCTCAGGGAACCAGACTGGAAGATAAGCCTGCCGGCTTCCCGTTCTTGTTTGTAGGATTTCGACGAGATCAGCCAACTCCCCAGTAGCAAACCTAATCCCATCTGGCATGAGGGACCGCGGCCAAAAACGCTCAGGATAGGTGTGTGAAAACTTTTCCTGCGAACGATGCTGATCGTTAGAGTGTTGGGCGAACGGCCACCATTCATGCGACGGCGGTGGATTATGTGGGATCCCACTTACTCGCTCCAAGAAATGATCTTCTGCCCAAGGCAGATTTGGTTTGATAATATTCTGGAAGTCTTCCGCGTCATCCGAGATGGGGATCTCGAACGAGTAGTCCTCGATCTCGATGGTCTCCTCCTGTGGTAGTCCCGTACGAATCGCCTGCCACTCTCCAACGTGAACCACAGGGGCACGACTGAGTTCTAGTGTTAGGTTGTCATGTACCGCGGAAAAGCTACCAGTGAAGGATTTCATTCGACGATTGTTCCCTCGGGAACTTCAAGTGGTGTGTTATTGTAACGACTGCCCTCGCCAGTTAGAACCAGCTTTGATGCTTCCTGCGAGGTTAGTTTGCGATTGTATCGTGCGTGGGCTGACCAGCCCTTCAGCGTCAGATCCTCAACGTGAAGTGGTCGATAGTCCGCATCCTGGGATCGTTCGTACTTGGTCTTCCACCGTCGGGCGGACCGCCACTTGATCTCTTCTTCGGGACGATTCATGTACGCGATGTAGTATCTTACTGCGTCGGGGATTCGTCCCTCAGCTTGGGTGAATTCTTCGAGTCGCCCGTAGGAATGGA